TACGACCTGCGCGACCCAGACGCCAACCGCCAGCGCCTCGAGGGCGCCGACGCGCCGAAGGGCGAGGAACGCACCCGCTTCCACGCCAACAACGTGGTCGAGATCCACCAGGAGGCCGTCGAGGTCTCCTACACGCGGCAGGGTGCGACCGGACAGCGCAACACCGACAACATGCCGGTAGTACAGGTCGGCGGCACCGCCATCCCCGCTGACGAGCTGAGCTGGCAGATCCAGCAGCAACTCAAGCAGATCGCACGCGACGTGGAAGCCTCCTTCATCTCCGGCCATTACAACAATCCGACCGACAACCAGAGCGCGCGGAGCACCCGCGGCCTCCTCGAAGCCATCACCACCAACGTGATGAGCACCGAGCACACCGCCGCCCAGCTGACAGCGGACGACGTGCTCGACCTCGCGCAGATGGCCTGGGACAATGGCGGCATCCGCGAATCCGAGACGCGCACCATCGTGGTCAACTCCACTCTCAAGCGCGCACTGACCCGCTGCTTCGTCACCGACGCGAAGTATCAGGAGCAGACCCGCAACGTCGGCGGCGTGAACCTGCAGACCATCGAGACCGACTTCGGCCTCTTCAACATCATGCTCGACCCGTACATGCCGAAGGACCAGCTGCTCGTCCTGTCCCTCGAACAGCTCGCCCCGCGCTTCCTCGAAATCCCCGGCAAGGGTCATTTCTTCGCCGAGCCGCTCGCCAAGACCGGCGCAAGCGACAAGGTGCAGCTGTACGGCGAGATCGGCTTGCAGTACGGCGACCAGAAGGCCCACGCGCTCCTGACCGTCGCCGGTGGCTCCGCATCCAACACCGTGAAGGTCGCCGGCGTGAGCCTTGATAAGAAGACCATGGGCGTCAAGACCAAGGGCACCAATACGGTGAAGGCCATCGTTGTGCCCGACGGCGCATCCAATAAGGATGTCGCGTGGACTGTGGAACCGTCCGACAATTCCATCGCCACCGTCAAGGCTGATGCCGACAAGAGCGTCGGTGTCGTGACCGGCGTGAAGGCTGGCAACGCCACCGTCACCGCAACCACTTCCGACGGCTCCAAGAAGGCATCCGTCAAGGTCACCGTGACCGACTGAGAGGCCAGATGATGGCCGACACAGATGATTTCGCGAGTGTCGACGATCTTGAAGCCTCATGGCATGCGCTCACGGACGAGGAGAAGACGCGCGCGAAGAAACTCATCGCGTATGCGTCCGACCTGATCCGCTCCTATCGCAGATGGGACAAGGTCAGCAACCTCACCCGTGAGCGCATTTGCTGCGCTGCTGTTAGGCGCGCAATGGAAGCCGATTCCAATGGCGCACCATCAGGAGCCAGCAGCATGAGCGAGACCGCCGGACCATTCCAAGCCACCTACAGCTTCCAGAACCCCACCGGCGACCTCCGATTGTGGCCGAGCGAGGAGAAGGAGCTTGGCGGAAGGCGACGCCTCCTCGCGGGAGCCCTCGACATGAGCACCGGAAAGGTGGTGGCACCATGATCCACGGTGAAACCGTCAAGGTGCTCCGTCCAAGCATCGCCGGAATGGATGCCTACAACACTCCAATCCGCAAATGGTCCGAGGAATCGGTAGGCAACGTGCTGGTCGGCTCGCCGACACAGGACAATGTCGCCACAAGCGTCAATCCGGAAGGATTGCTCGTCTCCATGTCGCTCTACTTCCCACGCTCCTATCAAGGAACGCTCCGGGATTGCAAGGTGATCGTCAGGGGAATCGAATATCGAGTGATTGGCGATCCTGTCGCGCTCGATGGCGGATTGACACCAACTTCCTGGAACATGCAGGTCAACGTCTGCCGCGATGACGGGAGGTGACCATGAAGGGATTCAAGGTCGACAAGGAATGGATGGAACGCAATGTCCTGTCCAACCCAACAGTCCAATCCGCTCTGAACGCGAAGGCCAGACGCATCGCTCCGATCGTGAAGCGCATCGCCCTCAAGGAAGGCGACCGTCATTATGCCGAATCGGTGCGCGTCATGCAGGGACGACGTCCTGGAACGAAATCGCCGACGCATCTGCGCAGACCATATGCCCGAGTCATCATCGGTGACGAGCATGCGGACGCCAAGGAATACGGCGACGGACGGATCTATCCGAAGAAGGGATACCTTCGCCGCGCCATAGCCGAGGCGGGTGGCTGATTATGGCGATTCCGCTTCGCGGCTCATGGCCGCAACCGATGCCGATCATCATCCAATGGCTGCAAGACAAGGCGGGGATCAAGGCTTCGGCGGAAGTGCCGGAGAATCTGCGTGCAAACCTTCCGGCCGTCATCGTCTCTCCGGCGCCGGGTGGCACGACCGCCGATGGATTCACGCGCGGCAGAGCCGTCAACATCGACATCTTCGCCGCTGATTGGACTTCCATGGACGCGACCATAAGAAAGGTCGAAACCGCTCTCTCTCAGCTGCAGGGCGATGGAAACCGATATGGCTACGTCGACTCCTCAACGCTCACCTCATTTTCCGAAGTGAGTCATTCAATGCCTGACGTGCGCCGTTGCACGGCGACGATCACGCTCAACACCAGACCACAATGATTTTTCAATTAAGGAGGGAATGATGGCTGCCATCACCGATGTGCCAAGCATTCTCAATGACAATAACGGAAACGTGCGAAAGTGGGGCACTCAGCTGCTCGCTATCGCCGACTATTCGACCGCGATGCCGGATCCTTTCTTCGACACCGCAACCAACAAACCGAATCAGCTGCCCGAGGGTTTCAAGGTGATGGGCTACATCAGCACTGATGGCGCGAAGATGAGTCGCGGCATCGAGTCCGCCGACACCAGTGCGGTGCAGGATCTGGAGCCGGTGCGTTCCGACATCACCGGACGTACCCGCACCCTGCAGCTCACCTTCCTGGAGATGAACGCATGGGTCAAGGCCTTGGCCCACGGCCTGCCCGTCTCCCAGTGGCCGGAAAACAAGGATGAGGGCTTCGAATTCACCGATGAAAAAACCACGGAATTCCCGTACTACCGCCTGATCTGGATCGGTCAGGACGGTGTGGGCGACGCGGCACATTACCGCATCGAGGCCGGGTATCGCGTCAAGGTCACCAATCAGGGCGACAACACCAAGAACCGCTCCGACGCCGAGGGTGAGGACCAGACCTTCACCTTCTTCCAGGATCCGAAGACCGGCAAGGTGTTCTACGAGGGCGAGAAGATCGCCAAGGCCGGTGCCGCGCTTCGTGCTGATGTCTCCCAGTCGCAGCCGGTGTCCGATCAGGCAGCGTCCTCCGAGTCACAGCCGGTCGCCGACTGACATTGATTCTTCCCGCACCGGGCTTTTGATTCCTTTCACCGGTGCGGGATTTTCCCTTCTTCTCTCGCCGAAAGGAACACTGATTTTTTTGAAAGGATTGAACAATGACCGACAACAAGAAGCGTAAGGTCCGCAGCCTCAAGGCCGTGAAGGCGAAGTATCTTGAATCCCACCCGAAGATTCGGGAGTGGATCGAGTTCACCATCGACGACGAGCCGGATGCGAAGGAATTCCGCATCCACGCTCCAATTTTCCAGTCGAATGAGGAGAAGAAGGCATTCGCGAAGGCGCAGGAGTCCGACGACCAGTTCGACTTGGCGAAAGCGCTGCTCGGCGCCCAGTGGGATGATTTCATCGAGGCCGGCGGACAGATCAGCCTGCTTTTCCTCCTGCTCGACGACGCGGCCGATGAAGTGCATGAGACGGACAGCGAGGGAAACCCTACAACGCTTTAGAGCTCCTTGACGGCGATGGTCACGCGGAGGAATTGGAGGCCGCGTTATGCGCGGTCTACGCGCCGCGTGACCCCATCCAAGAGTTCTGGCAACGCAAGATCAGTCTCCGCGCATTGCATGCGCTGATAATCCACATGCCGCCGGACAACGTCTTCTTTCGTGCTTTGGCTGGTGATGGCTGGAGTGAGTCGGAATGGCTGTTGCACGATTTGGGCGACATGCTCCGTGACATCCAGCTAACCATCACCCAGTGCGCTCCATTTGTGGAGCATCCCCTTGAAGAGGATGACATCAGGCCTCGCACCAAGCCTCCGGCTGTCGTGGTGGCTGAGTCCAAACGCGAACAGTCGTCTGTCGACAGCAAGGCCTTACACGCGCAGGAGCGGAGCGAGCTCATGGCGCTTGTCACGGGCGATCAATCGAAAAACTGAACAGTGAGGTGGTCTCATGGCCGGCACAGCCGCATGGATCGATGTGCTCCCGAATCTGAGCGCTTTCGGCACGAAGCTCAACAGCGGTGTGACGGCCGCGGCCACCTCCGCAGGGCGGAATGCCGGCAAGAAATTCTCCGACGCCATGAATCAGGCCGCTGGCCGTGACGTGCTGTCAGAGCAGGTCAAGAGCCTGCAGCAGGCTGAGAAGAAGGCCGCGCAGGCGGTCAGCCAGTGCACGTCGCAGATCGCAAAAGCGCGCGACGAGCAGAAAAGCGCCGACCTGCGCGTACAGGCCGCCGAAGTCAAACTGCAGGAAACCATCGTCAAAAGCGGACAATCCTCCTCACAGGCCATCAACGCCCAAGCACGACTCAACGATGCAAGGAGCAAGGCGAGGCAGAAGACCGAAGCCGTCACATCGGCCGAGGAACAACTCAAAGCCGCCAGCGAAGGCCTGAAAGAGACTCAGACGCAGCTCCACGACGCTCAGACGAATCTGAACGCGAGCACTTCCAAGCAGTCGGGATTTTTCGCGTCCGCCGCGGCATCGGCGCGCAATGCCATCAATTCCTTCCGTAGCATGCAATCAAGCGTCACTACCACTGCCGCAAGGGGAGTCGGAGATTCCGAACGCTTCTTCACAGCGTGGGGAGCCGCGAAGTTCGGAGCCATCAGCGGGTTCGCGCAGTCGGCATTCAGCAAAGTCTCAAACATCATCACCAGCAATGTGGAAGGCGCCATTAAACGCGCCGACACGATGAACAATTT